GGAAATTACGATCCATTGCCTTATCCTCCAACTCCGGAATATTCGGTGGTCTTTGTAATCGCTCGCCTTTCTTGAATTTATCTTCTTGTTCATCAGGCTGTGGAGTGTATACAGGTTCGCCACCTACACCTGTACCTGGCTCCGAGTGCTCTTTCTCTTTATCGAGACTAGCGCGAAGGCTAAATCCTGAACCTCCGTTTGACTTAGTTTCTGTAACTGTGCCACCACCATCTAACATTGCACTTAGAATTTCATCGTAAGTGCGAATGCCGTCAACCATGTTTGATTCAAGAGCCTGTTTCGCGCTAACTACGCCTCCTTCTCCGTAATTTGCAACAACATCTTCTACGGTAGTTCCTCTGCCTCTTGCAACAGCTTGCAGGAACATGTCGTTAAACTGTGTAACCATCCCCTGTAGATGGGCATGGCTTTCAGCAGTAAGTGGCTCAATTAGAGCAGCCTTGAAACGACCTTCCTTAATGACCGTTTCAGTAACTCCTGCCTTCTCCTTTAGTTCGCTCATATCAGTATGCACCATGTACGTACCAATTGAGCCTACGATGCCGCTATCTGTAACGTACATTTCCGAAGCCTGACTTGCTAGATAGTACGCCGCACTTGCAGCCATACCGTTAGCAACCGAATAGACTGGCTTAACGTCTCTTGCCGCAAAAATCTCGTTAGCCATTTCTTCGATCATTGAAGCTGAACCACCAGGACTATCGACATCTAGCAAGATGCTATCAACGCGGTCATTATTGAGCAATGCGCGGAAGTCCTGCGACCACTGCTCCATAGACGTCGCACCTGATAGTTCTGTCATTAGGTTGGCGCGAGGGAAAATAGGGCCATGTAAAGGAAGAACTCCAACACTACCTTGCTGTGAAGGAATACTACCTCTATTGCGTTCGCCATTGGCGGTCTTGGCCCTAATCTCTTCAATTGAAAGGCTGCCACTTAGATGACTCTCTACGATTTGTAGGATCGTTCGCAGGCCACCTTCTGTAATGAGCCAAGGCGTATCTTGAAGCTTACTTACGATCTGTCCGTAGTCTTTCATGCGCTAACCGTAAATTGAGAATTAGCCAGAACCATACCCTGAGCAACTTTTTCCTGTTCGGGGCGAAGGCCACTTAGATTCAATTTGGGTGTATGCTCCGCAATGATGAGTTCTACATCGCTAAAGGGATCTGCGGCCCTTAACATAGCGCGTACTGTATCTTCGCTATAGAACTTCTCGTTGTTGAATGTAATTAGCATTTATGTATCACTATCATCTGTAGGCGCTCCTGTGTTACCAGCATCACCTTTACCAGCTTCTACATCGCCCTTCTTCTCACTACTACCTTCGGCTTGTCCCTTACCTGTGGCGCTTGCGTTATTCTCAGGTGTTTGTCTCGTACCCAACTTGAGCGGAGAGTCAATCTTTGAGCGAACCCAATTTTCTGTTTCGATGTCAAGTGTGATAAGATTCTGTGCGGCAAGGTTAGCGAGTGCTGAGGCCCACTGTTGAAGATCCTTCGTTTCTCCAATGTTCCTTACTTTCAGTTGCGGGAATTGGTCTGTTGCGAAGTTGTAGGCTACAAGCTGAGGAATCACAAACAGGTTGAACATATCACAGATGAGGTTTGCCATGTAGCGCAAGCTCTTTGTGAACATGTCCTGATGTGATCCTGCTGTTGCTCTACCTCCACCTTCTGAAATTCCCATAAGAAGGAACTGAACCATAACGTTCATCATAATCATTCCATTGTGGTGTTCAATGGAACGCATGACGTCTACTGGCTGACCAGGCATATCTGCAAATCGCAGTACCCAACCAGCAGGAAGTACTGCACCTGCTTTTTCATTCGTTCTGATGTTATTAACAAGAGTGAGGGCCGACTGGATATCAGCAGTATTGGCTGTGGGCGGTAGTTCTACGATCGGATAGCCCATACCATGACGTTCCTTCTGAATACCGTCAATCTTGTAAAGCTGATCCTTGAAGTACCAATGCTTATAAGCTGTGCGGAAGAGGGACTTACCCTCTAGGTTGCCACCACGCTTATTGTGCGTACCGATGATAAGCTTGCTAACAGGGATCTTCACTTCTTCTGGCTTACCATCGGCGCGGATTGCGTTATGGATAACCCCCACAGGGCCACCATTGTCGTCGTATTCAAAGTCTTTGATCGTAGTGGCTAGACGCGGAGCGATCTTCCTTAACATGGTGTATACTCTGCGGTTAGCCCCACCACTACTTGCCCATTCTCGTTCTTCAAAGACTTTCTCTCCTACCTCAAAACCATGCTCCATCATGCGGAGTAGGTCATTTAGTACGTTGAGGAAGGGAGAAGTCTGAGAACAGAGAATATTGAAGTCTACGAACTCTTGAATAACCCTGTTTTCAGGCTTACTGTCCCAGGGTTCTACAAAGAAGTCGGCACCTACGATTGGCATTTTACCTGCGCGAAGTCACACGCAGCATCATTACTTGCCATTAGATCATAAGTCTTGAGAGCCTGCGTCCTGTTTGCAAGAGCCGGAACTACGTCTCTTAGAGCAGGAGTACGACCAGAGCCTTGCTCGATCAAAGCGCCCTGGTCTACAGGAATAGCACCTTTGTCCTTAGTGCTATAACTGGTGCCTGTTTCTCGTCTACGAGGATCGGGGTCTGCCATAGCAATGCCAAGATCATCGGCAAGTGCCCGAATAGTCTCATAGTCCGCAAAAGGGACTCTTCCTTGACTAAGCCCGAATGTTTCTCTTAGCCCCAATTTGCTACATCCCTCGTAATTGGCTCATTTTGGGTAAAGAAATCGTATGCCTCACTCCTGCGATCAGCGGCACTATAGATGTCGCTAAGGCGTGGCCCTGTACCAAGAACGAACATATGATTAAAGAAGTACCTTAATGCATCTGGACCATGATCGTCAAAGTCGTGCTGTTGTTCTAGTCCCCTCGCTGTCTGATTGTTCTTATCATTCTTACTCTCCCTAAAGTGCAAGCGTTCCAACTGTCTAATCAGGTCTTTACACCTAGGATGCACTTTGAACTTAGTAGAACCATCGGGCTGAATCATCATCTTCGACTTAACAGCCTCAATTCCCAACTTCCACCCAACAGGCTCACTAACCACAGGGCCGAGGACCATTGCAAGAGTCGCAGCTTCGTCCGGCCCGCGAGGATCACCAAACATCCCGTCAATGTGATAACCTTCGGGATTCGTTCGGTTACGGATAACACGACCGTGTTCCCAGGTACTCATTGACGTTACTTGGTACTCTCGCCAAACGTAGACGTTATCCATAGCATCGACCATAATATCAAGGCAGACGAAAGGATCTGCAAAGCCGTAGTCGAATGCTAGATAGTTACGGTATGCAGGGTTGTACTCAAACTCTTCAACATGAACCTTCGGATTGAACTCAGTGTAGATTTTACCCTCGTAGGCTGTAAACTCAGCAGCATACTCCTGTAGCCAAGTAATCTCAGGCGTTGTTCTCTTCAATCTAACAATCTCAGGATTCTCTAGACCACCTGGATACATTGCTGCGTTAGACCATGTTGGTAGACGCCAACTCTCATATTCGGGAAAGTCTGGAAGTTGTCCCATCATCCATAGACCCTGATACCAGTTATAGCCACGCGGGGTACTAGGAAAGATTGCCCAACCTAGTTTATCTGTTAGAGCAGGCTCTACGTACATCTGCCACGTATCTACATCGTGTGAAGCAGCCTCAGCCATTACTACACCGTCTAGACCTTCACCGATTAGACCGTCTTTGCGATCAGCAGACTTGACTTCGCAAATTGTGCCCCAGGGCATTTCAATACGCATATCGCCCTGCTTGACGTTATAGGTCTTTTTGATCTTGTTTCCTAGACCTAGCTTCTGCACCAAGTTGCGATAAAGGATGCGGAACTCCTTTTCGCCAAGACTGTAGTTAGGGCCGACGATCCAGTAGATTGAATCTGGCAACTCAATATCAAGCATTGCTGTAGTTAGTTCATTGCCGCCGAAGGTGGTTTTACCCCAACGGCGTCCGCAACAGGGGATCTTGAATCTAGCTGGGGAAAGATGACATGCTAACTGTTCTGGGCTATGAGGAGTATAGCCCATTTCCGAGAACAGT